TCTCGCTTTAGCAAGTCGATAATCGTACCCTCCCAATCTTCGGCAAGATGCCGCTTAGGGTCGTAATAAGGTTGCAGAGCGCGGATGTCCGAGATTGATAGGTTTTTCATCTCTCCCCCCTCAACCGAATAACCCGCGCTCTATACCGCCTCGACTGCTTCTTTAGCCGAGAAACCTTCTGCTGCAAACGCTCGACATCTTGCTCAGCAAAAATCAAAAATCCGCACAAGCTGCCGACCGCCTTCCCGTACTTCTCATAACTAGCGCGGCCTGGTTCCTCGGTACACCAAATCGCTTTGTCGTAGCACTCTGCTTGTCCTTCGGCCCGGTAGCATCCTGGTAAGTCGTAGCCAGTTGAATCAAATGGATCAGCAAGCGCAACTGCTGTCCAAAAAATTAAGCTGATAAAGATTGCTGTTTTCATCTCGTCCTCCAAAAAGAGCCGGTCTTTTCCCGGCTGTCAGCGGTCTTTCCCGCCGTCATGGGAACAGCGAAAAAGGGATCGCGTCCTCTTCCTCTTCCACGGGGGGAGCAAGAGTTTTCTTTTTAGCCGAAACTTTTGCTGGCTTTTCGGGCGTTGCTGCATAAAAAGCCTTAACTTCGTTGCGAGCTTCATACCCTGCCTTACCTTCGGTAATAGCCACCTTGATGATTACCGGAATGTCATGCAGGTCGCTCGAATCATCGACAAAACCAACTTTCCCGCAAGCTTTGCATAGAGCTGACAGCATTCCTTTTGCAATCTGCTCTGCTTTTGGGTTTTTATTCTTAATGTTTAAGTTCGTCCAGACTTTTCGCCCTTCATAGCCAGGCTCTTGAACATCGAAAGTTAGCTGAAGATAATAACCGTCTCCGGCTTGAGTGGTTTTCACATCCGACGCGCTCACTTGCGCCAAATATCGTCCCGGTGGAAGCGGCTCAAAATCCATGTTTTGCGCTGGTGCTTCGCTTGTGTCAAAATTCAAGTTTCCCATTTTCTATTACTCCTTAAAAAGTCCTTGCGGACAAAATTGTTTCTTCGAAAACTTCAATCCCCTCAATCTTGCATTTCTCGCCCTGGGCCTTGACTAAAGCATTGATTGCTTTTTCATCAAGTATCCAGAACTGATCGGGAATTTTAGCTTCATCAATCACTTTCCATTTATGCACCTTGCGGGTCGACACGCCAGACCGCTTTGCTGCCGCGACGTTAATCGGCGCAACCTCCAGCGTTTCAGCGTTTGCAAGATACTTTTCCGCAAGCTCGTCATCGCCAGAGCCGATTGCTTTTTCGGCTGCTGCGATAAGTTGCTTTTTCTGTGCAAGCTCCATTGCTCTGGCCCTAGCGTTTTCTTCCGCTTGTTCAGCTCTCCGCTTTTCTGCAACGGCCTCTTCATAGTCAAGGATCACGCCCTTGATTCGGATTTCCATTGCATTGAGAGCATCAAGCGGTTCAGCGAACATTTGCATGATTCGTTTTTTCGAATCATCGATTGGGCGGGTTAGGCTAAGGCGCTGCTCGTTTAGTGCCTTGGCCTTTGTCTTCACCCAGCGCAGCATATTGCTGCACGTTTTTAGTTCAAGATCGTTGGTGATTTTGCGCGGAATCTCCCGCGCAATTTCATCTTGAACGCCTTTAAGTTCTTGCTCGACCGCAATTAATTCTTGCGTTTCCATTACTGAAGCTCCTGTTTTAATGCTTCGGCCTTAGCCAAAAGCTCTTTGTTCACTTTAGCCGCCTTAACTTCTTTCTTTGTCTCAGCCAGATTTGGTTGAGTCATCTTAGCCTTGAAATGCTCGTTAAACGGCTCCCAATCAAGCGCAACTGAATCGGGCAAGCCGTAACGATTTTTTGCAGTAAACGCTGGCTTTTCAGTCAGATTCAAAAGCCGCTCGCCAGTTGACTTTGCCTTGACCGATGCTTGGCCAAAACCTTTATCGTTCTTGACCGTCGCGATTTTGTACTGGGCAAAGCCGAGAATATCGACCCACTCGCTGACCATCCCGGCAGCTGCTCGCTGCAAGTCAAGGTTGTACCGGTCGTAGTTTTCGCGCTCCGGGTCTTCGAACTTCTCGATCTTAGCGTGGGCCAAAAGAACAATCAGCATTCGCTTTTCTTCATTCAGCCGCTTCAGCGCATCAAGAATAGTTGACCAAATATTCCCTGCCATTACATAGCCGCGCCCGTAAGGAAGAGCGGCGATGTCAGTAACGCCTGACTGTTCACAGACCTGATCGAAAATTAGTTTCTGCAGCCAATCGAGCGAGTCAATTACTACAGTTCTATACTTATGCTCTGACTCTAATAGGTAATATAGCTTTTCGGTAAAGTTCGCGGCAGTAGTTGAAAGCTCAAAGCTGTCAACTTCCATTCCTTCCAGTCCGTCTTCGGTCGGCACAAAGATAGGCTTGGGACAGCTGGCACCAAAAGTTGATTTCCCAATCCCGTGCGGCCCGTACACGCATAAACGCGGTGGGCGCGTCATTTTTGTTTTTGTTATTCTCATAATTCCCCTTTAAAGTTACTGTTTACATCCAGTGCAAACTAGCTTAGTCTAAACAATAGAAACTGTAAACACTTTTTTTTATAAAAATAACCATGAAAAAATTTAGCAACATAGACAATCTTTTGACCAGCTTGGGCGGCTCTTGCAAGCTAGCCCTGCGCTTGGGCGTCCACCAATTCACTGTTGAGCGTTGGGCCAGGCAGGGCATCCCGCTGAAGTATTGGGACACGCTGATTAAACTCTGTGATATTACGCCAGCAGAACTTTTCGCAATAAATAAGAAAATCAAAAAATAGGGGGCAATATGCAGCAGGTTTTAGCCTCACTCCCTGGGCTAGCGGGCAAAATTGCGCGTTATGTGGACATGCAGCTCGAAGATTCCGCACCTCACATTTCAATACCAGCCGCGCTTTCTTTCATCTCGCTTCTTAAAGCTGGGAAATACGAAGGCAATGAATCGATTGCGCCCAATCTTTATTGCTGCGTTGTCGCTGGTTCAGGTACTGGAAAGTCCCAAGCTCAAAGAGCGATTCAAGACTTGGTGCTTGGCTGCGACCTTCAAAAGTTAATGATGGGTAAGCCAGCGTCTGATTCTGGGCTACTGAAAGCCCTCCAAGACCAGAACCGTCGCTTTCTCATCTGGGACGAGTTTGGAATTGCGCTTTCTGAACTTTCGCGCTCACAGGCTAGTTACCGCGCTTTAATCCTCTCCACTTTAATGGATCTATTCTCAGCTTCGGGCAAGGTTTTTCTTGGCAAAGAGTACGCAAGCCAAGAGCGAATCGACATAAAAGAGCCGTATTTAGCACTCTTTGCAGCCTCTACGCCTAATCGCTTTTTCGGCGCTCTTAACCAAGATTTTGTTGAGGACGGCTTTTTATCCCGCTGGCTTCTGTTCTTCCAGCCAGAAAAGGCGGGGCAAAGAAAAGACTTCAATATTGATTATGACGATCTTGTTGCTGAAATAATCACGCTCGACGAGGCCCACTTTCCCAGGCGCGGTAATCTTGCTGATATTTTCTCGTCAGGTAAAAAACTAATTCACCCGCCATCCAACCAGCGATTCATTAAAGAAATTTTTAAAGAAAGATCATGCTCTGCTAAGAGTGAGATTCAAAGAATTTTTTGGTCAAGAGCTTATGAGCAATATATTAAGCTTTGCATCGTGCTCACCGACTCGGACGAAACGCCTTACTCTGTTTCAGCCACAGCTGCAGATTTAGTAACCAGCCTAATCGAGTCGGCTATTAGTGCTTGTGAGAATTCGCTTTATGCAAACGAACGCGAGCGAACAAAAGAGAAGTTCAGGGCAATCCTAAAGCCAGGCGAGTCGGTGCCAATCTCGACCGTTACCCGCAGGGCTTACCGGCTGAATCTTTCGCGCACCGAAAGAAAGGCGCTAATTGACGATCTTGTCGAGTCTGGCTTCTGGGCTAAAACGCAACAGGCGGGAACTGGCCAGAAAAGAATAACCACATTAACAGCGTTATAAAAATAGTTTGCATTTTTTGTTAAAGAAAGAACAATCATTCGTCGAAGGATAGTCATCTGAATAACTGGCAATTAGGCCAAATTAAAAAGGATGACTCATGCAAGTTAAAATAATTACTTTAGTTGCTGCGACTGTTGTCGCGTCAGGTTGCGGCGTTGTGTCAATGCCAAGCCCAACGCAAAAGGGCAATATTCTCTTAGCTGGCGACGCTGAAGGGATGCGAGCCTTGGGCGATACGCTGATTGGCATTCAAGCCGAATCAAAATCCCGGCCCAACGTTAAATCGGCTTATTTCGTAAACCGGCAATATCAAGAGGCAGAGATTACCGCTAGGGAGAACCGGCCTGGTTTTTTAGAATCGTTGTTTAGCGGAGGATCGTCAAATGGCAAGTAAGTTTTGGAGCTGGTACATTTACGGAACCTCCTTCGTTGGAACGGGCATCGTTCTTTGGTTCGCGATGAAGGTTTTTGAATTTCTCAAAACTGGTCAAACCCAGTTTTAAAACCGCAGTGCAAACCTGGCCCGCCCTCTCCTAACCTGGGGGGCGGGCTTTTTCTACGATCAATCGCTCAATCCAGGCGCTAAAGGACATGCGCTCCTTTCTGGCCATTTCAATGCCTTTCTCAGCCACGTCTTTAGAGAGGCTGATTGAAGTCACGCGCTTGCTGCCATAAATTCCAGCCTTTGGCCCTGGTTTAATTTTTTCCATTTCTTCCTGTCTGATTAAAGTCGATTATCCAAGAGCGGTCTGGCTGCGGCTCGATAACTACAAACTGCGCTGGCTGCTCTTGCTCAAAAGAATTAATCTTCTGAGTTGTCTCAATCTGCTTTTCTAGCTCCAGCTGCCTAATATAGTCAGTTTTGGCCCTGGTCAGTTCAGCCTGGTCATGCCGGTACTGCTGCAAGCTTACGTTTGGCAGCTGTATAGTCTCCTGGGCTAAAGCAGCGGCTGGAAGCAATATTAGTATTAATAGTTTTTTCATGGTTTTCTCCTAAGCATTAATCATTGGTTCAGTGTTCTCGGTTCCCAGCTGCCGGTAAAGCTCGCGAGCTTGGGCTGGGGTGACATCAATCAAGTTCCCGGCTTCGCCGACCAAGGCAAATTGGCGCTTGCTCCAATTTGGCTTGCGATTGTCTTTTTGGCCGTAGTAAACCAGCGCCCCGACAGTCGCACCAACTTCAGCATCGAGCTTGCTCGACGCGCCAAACCTCAGAACCGGATTGCTTCCAACTGGCCAGCCGGTGATTAGTGCGATCCAAGGCTTTGAGTACCGCTTGCTGTTGTAAGCATCCACGCTATAGAGCGCGATCTTAAATTCACCGGCTCTTGCCTTCTCTCTTAGCTCGACTTGTTCTTGCGTTGCTTTCATCTGTTTTCCCCTTTTAAAATCCAGGTTTTCCCTGGCATGATTATTAATAGCAATTATTAATAACCACTGCAAGAGCTTTTTTATTTTTTTTCTTCACAAATCTCTCTTTTTGGTGTAACATACTGATAACAATGAAGAATCTTAATATTACTACATCGTTATTCTCCGACAACTCATTGGAATCACTACGCAATTTTAATAGTTACACAATAATGATACATAAAATGTGTCGTTATTTTCGCCTAACCTACAGGAATCATTAACTAAGTTCAATATTTCTACCAAATCAGGGGGGTGTGCATACTTTCTTAAAATAGAGAGTAGAACACTATTATATATATTTTAAGCACACCCCCTGTATATATGTATAAATATTATATATATATAATATATATATATAGTTAGAAGAAAATAACGGATCAATAGTTACACAATAACGACTCAAAAAGAGCCAATAATGATACACGCCATTTCACCCCTTTGCCCCCGCCCCTACCTTGCCCCCCGGCCTAGACCTAGATCGGCCAGTAGCGTCGATTGTGGCTTGCCTAGCGCGATTCTGTGGCCTAGCCTAGACCTATGCTTTTTGGCCAAGACTTCCTTTTCGGCTCTTTCTATCTTCAAGCCCTCCTGGCAGCTTCTCGCTCCGGTGACTGTGCCGGGATTTTCCTCAACACGCCCCGCCGCCAGCATAAGACTCTTAATAAAATGCTTCGTTCAAAACTCTATTCTGAAATCGTTGTCCACGTTTGCCCGTTCGACTACTCGCACGAGTACCCAATTAGAGAACTACGCAAACTTTGCATAGCCGAAACAAAGTTCTTGCAAAAAAAGGCCAAACGATTTAAAAGCACCAAAATCCTAATCTCCCTCTTCTGCGAGCATAACCACGCTCGCCGGAACATCGAGCCACTTATTAATAAATGCAAAACGCTTGCCCCAGACTGCGAGTTCGTAAACTCAATCTGGAAAGGCGAGCCAGTGCCCGGCACAATCGCAGAGATTCATATCACCAGCTCCAAAAACCTTCCCCGACCCCCTCAAGGGCAATACACGATTTCTTTCGATGGCTTTGGCGGCGATGGAACCGGCGATTCGCCAGACTGCGATATTGGGCGCATAATCAATCACTATCCCGATGCCAGGCAAATCCGAATTTGGAATTTCAGGCATAATGGCAAGTTTGGGCATCTTGACCACACACCCCAAGACAAGCGCGAAAACTGGCCAACAGTTCAGTACCTCAAGGGCCACCGCGCTCTTCTCGACCCGCGTCAAGGGCGAGTCACTTGGCCCAGCTCAGCGCTCTACAAGCCCTTTGCCGACGATCACGGAAAAGACGGGTCAAGCAAGGACAACAAAGCAATGGCGATTCTCCCGGTTCGCCTTCCAGCGGTTAAAGTCTACGACTCCAAAGGCAACACAATCGATCTAATGCAACGCTTTCCTGGTGATCATCCGCTAGGTGCCCGCTATTACTCAAAGTTATACGCCTTTCAGCTTGGCAATATCGCTGAAAGAAATACCGGCTCTCGCCTAATTCGCATCGACTCAATGCCGCTCACCGATGCGAATCTTAGGTCTGGCCTATTCAAGTAAATTATGAAACAATTAAAAAGATTATTCGCGATTTTCCCTTTTCGGCCTAGTCTGACTCCAAACGGGCTAGGCCGTTTTTATCAGTAAAAATGGCAAAAGGAAAAACAAGAAAAACCGGCAGACCGTCAAAGCTTGATACACTCGATCTTGATCAGGTGGCAAAGCTTTACAAAAAAGGGTGGACCGATGCCGAAGTTGCTGATTTTTATAGCGTTACCCGCCAAACATTAGATAACTGGAAACAGGCAAGTCCCGACTTTTTTGCCTCCTTAAGATCTGCAAAGCAGGAAGCTGATGAAAAAGTTGAGAAATCGCTTTATCAACGAGCGACTGGCTACGTTACCAAAAAAACAGAAGTTGCAAAGTTTCAGGGCAAGATTGGCGAAGTGATCGAAGTTGACGAGTACATTCAGCCGGATGTTACAGCTTGTATCTTTTGGCTTAAAAACCGAAAGCCAGCCGAGTGGCGAGACAAGCAAGAACTGGAACATAGCGGCGGCCCTCTTCAAGCGGTGCTAGAAGTTGTCAGAAAAACGAAAGAATGAGAGCAGGGTATCGATCCCTGAGTTTCATCCAAAGCAAAGTTTCTTTTACGAGTCTGAAGCGACTCAGCTTCTGCTTGGTGGCGACACGCGGGGCGGCAAGACGGCGGGCTTTAAACTTGCGCTGATTCGTTGGTGTGCTCTTATTCCTGGCCTTCAATGCGATATTTTCCGACTGCACGAAGACGATGTTGTTGGCTCTTACATGCGCGGTGATTTTTCTTTTCCTGTTTTGCTCAATCAGTGGGTAAAAGACAAACTTGTCACGATGAACCAGACTGAAGTTAAGTTTTGGAATGGCTCTTATATCTCGCTCGAACACTGCAGCACAGACAGCGCGATGAGCAAGCACCAAGGAATCCCAAAGCATATTCGAGCGTTCGACGAAGCGGGCCAAATCCCAGAGCGAAGAATGCGCTGGCTTACTGGATGGATGGTGCTAAACGAAGAGATGAAAGCGAAGCTCCCGCCGGAGTATCGAGACAAGTTCCCAAAAGTCATTTACCTTTCAAACCCAATTGGCCCTTCAAAGCTCTTTCTCAGAAAAACATTTGTTAAAGCGCGGCCCAAGTTTGAGATTGAGCAAAAAGGCGCTTGGAAACTGCAGTATATTCCTTTCCGGGTTGAGGACAATCCAAGCGAGGACGCAGAAACAACGCGGCTTAGGGTTGCGGATGCAGTCGATGAAGCAACAGCCAGGGCTTTGCTGAATGAAGATTGGGATGCCCAGACTGGCAACTATTTCAACACCTGGGATTCAGACAAGCACGTTGTTAAAGACTTCGTTATTCCTGACTTCTGGCTTCGCTTTAGGACTTTCGATTACGGGAGTTATGAGCCTTGGGCGTGTCTTTGGTGGGCAGTCTCGCCTGGCGTGGTCATTCATGAAGGCACAGCGCACGAACGCTATCTTCCTCGCGGCTGTCTTGTTTGCTACCGCGAGTGGTACGGGTGCAAAGCTGAACACCCAAAAATCGAAACTGATAAGAATATCACCCGATTAGCCCCAGAGGGCTGGTCAAATGCTGACATTGCTGGCGGCATAATTGAGAGAACCGAAGAGCGGTTTGATGGTCAGCCGACATTTACCGACAAATTCCCGTTTATCAAGCTGGGCGGTCGCTCGATTGCTCACGATTTTGAGGATGAGGGGCTAAAACTCACTGAGGGCGAGCTTGACCGAAAAAACAGGGGCGCTCAAACCACTTCAAAGTTAAACGGTACCAAGTTAATTGCTGGTAGCACAGAAAGCTTTCCTATGCTAGTCTTCTTCGAGTCTTGCAAATACTGCCAAGATTATATGCCGATGATAGAGCGGCACCCGAACGAAGGGCGGCTTTGGGATTACCAAGAAGACGGCGAGGCAACGCATATTGTGGATTGCGTAACCCTGGCGAGTGTGGTTCATAATATCGTTTACGACGCGCCCAAGAACGCAACCGAAGTGATAAACAAGGCACTAAATCACCCGAAAAACAACAGGCGATCCATAAAAGACTTAATTCCAGGGCTACAAATTGGATAAAGACGATAAAAAACCTCTTGACAAGCAAGTAGAGCGCAACGATTCAATCACGATTGCAGAAGTTAAAGATTTTATTGCCGACGCTAAGAAGGGGCGCTACGAAGATTTTATTTCAATAGCCAACCGCTCTTGGGCTGAGATTGAAAAGCGAAACAATAAAGGGCGGCTATTCGGCGGGAACGATTTATTTAGAAAGCGATCAACTCGCTTTCCTCTTTGGTGGTCTTGCTGGAAAATCAGGCAGCCAATTACCTTAGCCAGACTGCCAGTCCCAATTCTCCAAGATACGCAAGGCGATGACCCAATAGGAAGAACAGCTTGCGTTGTCGGTGAGCGTCTTACCCGCTCTATCCTTAAAACCTTTGATGCCTTCTCTGAATTCTCCGCAGCTAATGATGATTTTCTAGTCACCAACTTTGGCTGGGGGCGTGTCTATTACCGAATCACCGAATCGGTCGAAGAGGAAAGAGTCAGGCTGCAGCGAATTGATCCGATGCCGCAAATGGGGCCAGACGGTCAACCGATGCCGCAAGAGCAGGGGCAGCCGGTATTTCTCGATGAGTCAGGCCAAGAGGTAGTTGAGGGCGTTCTTGAAGATGAAGATGGCTATTACTTTCTTAGCGGTGAGGAAGTTACAATTGAAAACGAAGAAGTTTATTTCGAAGCTGGCCTATTCTCTGGCCTACTCGTCGATCCTGACGCGCCCCGCTGGAACAAAGTCAACCGCGTGGCATTCGAGCAGGAGTATTCTTACAGGGATTTTAAGGTCAAGTTTGGTCAGGCGGCGCTCGACACAATCGCGCAATCAAAACTCGAAGAACATCGGACTGGCAAGCCGATTATTGTCTATGAGTATTGGGATAAGCTTTTAAAAGAGTGCCGTTACTTGGCCGAGTCTTCAGAGGATTTCTTTCAGCCTGCCCAGATGCGGGCAGCGACCAACGTCGCTAACTTGGAAGAGGTCGAAGAGCTTGGAGAAATGTATCATTCCGACCTTTACGGGCTGTCAAATTTCTTCCCTTGCTCAGAGCCGCTTTTGATGAACGCCTCGACTGTTAGTTTTTGGCCAACACCTGAGTATTTTCAAGTCTGCGACATAATCGACGACGTTCACGGCATTGTTAGAAGAATGGTTTTGCTGACCCGCGCTGTTAGGGTTCGCTTTCTTTTTGACAGCTCAGTTAAAGAGCTTCAGTCTTTGGTTTCCGAAAGGGAAGAAGCAGACGGCATTGGAATTCCCAACCTGCAGCAAGCTCTCATGGGCGGCAAAGGCGATCTTGCTTCGCTCGTTGCTTACTTTCCGACCGAAGAATTAATTAAGGGCCTTCAAAATATGTACGTCGCTTTTGAGCAGCGGCTTAACATGTTCTACCAAATCACGGGCATTTCTGACTTGCTCCGTGGCCAAACGTCTGATGTTGAAAAGACTTACGGCGAAAGGCAGCTAGAAGGAAAGTTTGCACTAAACAGAATCGAGCCGTTCCAGCGAAAGATTCAGAAGTGGATTAAGGACAATTACCAGCTAATGATGGAGCTGGCGCTTAAGATGTTTTCCGAAGAAACGCTTGATGATTACATCATGCCCGAAACGCTCGATGATGAGGACAAGCAGAGGTATCCTGCAGCTCTTGAGCTTTTAAAGTCGAACAAGCGAAGCCGGTTTAGAGTTGATTTTGAAACTGACTCGATGATTGCGATCAATCAAGAGTGGAAGAAAAAGCAGGCGATTGACCTTGCGAACACGCTAACCAAGGCAATGGAATCAACAGCGCAAGTGGCAGAATCTCAGCCAGAACTGGCCGGAACAGAGCTGAAAGTCTTAAAGCATATGATTGGCGAATTCTCGGATGGCAAGCTTTTTATTGACGAGATTCAAGATTCAATTGAGCAGGTGATTGAGCGAGTTTCGCAGCCAAAGCAGGATGGCCCGAACATTGACCTTGAGAAGCTAAAACTAGAAGGCCAAAGACTTTCGACCGATGCGCGGTTTAGAGAAATTGAGCTTCAAATTAACTCGCAGCTAAGACAGGCAGAGCTTCAGCAAAAGGCACAGCAGGATAGCATTTCAAACCAGCTTGAGCAGCTAAAGATTAGTCTTTCTAACGGAACTGACCAGGCAGAGATTCAACTTGCTGTTACTAGGCTCCAGTCGGAGATAGCTCAGGGCCAAGAGGCGCTGAACATTAACAAGCAGAAAGTTCTGGCTGATGTTCAGAAAGAAGCGGGCAAGAAAGAAATGGAGCAGCTGAGGCTTGTGCTGGATGCTCGCGTCAAGGCTCAAGAAATTACGCTAGCCGAGGCCCAGCAACAGCTTGAAGAATTCCAGGTCAAGCTCATGGCAACAGAAGCTCAATCGAGCCTTCAAGAAAGATGGGCAACCGAAAGACGATTGCAGGAAGAACACGGCGTGAACGTCGAGGCGAAGCAGATTGATTCGGTTGCAACGCTGATAAACGCAACCAAGCAAGAGGCACCAAAAGCCGCCCCTGTTTCGATTGACCTTTCAAAAACCGTTCATTTAAAAGCCCCAACTGAAAAGAAAAAGGCAAAGAAGAATGACAATAAGAAGCAAGATTCATAATCGAGGCCACGAGAAAGAATCTAGTTGGCCTTCCGATTTTGGCACTGGTGACACGACTCCAATGTATATCGACCCCGACACAAAAGAGGTTAAGCGGGGCTATCCGCCACCAAGAGAAGTTTTTGGAATTGCTCCAACTGTCATGTTTGATTCAATGCCAAAGACTTACCATGAGGGCGTTGGTCGAGAGATTGAATCAAGAAGCGAATGGGAGTTGGCAGATAAGCAAACCGGTCTTCTAACCTTTGGAAGCATCGAAGAGCCTAAGCGACACACAGCAAAGGGAGTTCAGGAAGAGCGAAAGGCGCTGGCCCGCGATAGAAGAAAAGCTAGCGAGACAGCTTGGCAAGCTTATAAGGAAAACCCAAAAGAAGTTTCTCAGAAAGTAGCAAAACGAGCTGAGGAGCAGCACCAAACTGCTAAAAAGGCTGGATTAAATAAACTAATTAAAGAGGCTATATAATGACTGAAGAACAAGTTGTTTCGGAAGGTGTTGAAAATGAAGTTGCTGCTGAACCTGTATCGACTGATAAGTTTGATGGCCTATCTAATCGTCAGGCGCTTGAAAAGGCGATGGAAAAACACGGCGATTCAGAAGAGCCGCGAGCAGCCGCCCCAACTCAAAAAGAAATAAAGAAAGAAGTTGCTGAAGAGGTTGAACCGCCAGCCGAGTTTTCAGCCGCTGGCAAGAAAGCGTGGAAAGAAAAGGATATTTCTGGCATTCAAAAAGAGTACCGACGCATTCACGATGGGCGCACTCAGGAGATTAGCCGCCTTCAGAACGAGACGCGAAAAGCCAGGGAAGAAGCCGATGCTGAGAAAAAAGAAGCTCAGACTTGGAGACAATTAGGCGAGCGGGCCAAGCCCTACATTGAAGCAAGAGGGCGGCAAGGTGTTTCTCCTGACCAGGCAATTCTCGAAG